CAGCAGCGCCGGTGCCGCGTTAGTACCGAGCCACGATGTGCCAGACGTCACGATGGACTCAGGGTCATAGAAATAGTGCAGCTCGACCTGATACGTGGCGTCTGGTGTAGGCCCAATGAGGAATGATCCCTCGTTGCTAGCCGCGTCGCCATTGAACATCCCGTAATACTGCGGCTTACCGGCCGTGGCCGGGTGCGGATACGCCTCGCGAATGAAGCTCACGTCCTTGTCCTGCATGTACGTGTACTCCCCGGAGGCGCTGATCACCGCAAACGAGAACACTGACAAGAAGTTCACCGGCCGCGCTACGTATTGCGAGCCCGCGCCCACCATAGTTGTGGCATTGGCGCGGAACTCGGGCAGCATGACTGACCGGTAGATGCGCTGCTCTGCCTGCCGCACGAACGTAGGGATGTTGGCGACAAACGTCGTCTCCGCGTTCTCGCAGTAGTTTTGGATCGCGGCTACAAGTTCAGTGTAGTTCATGGCTTATTTGCTCCGAGCGTACTGGCCGCCCTTGGTTGCAGCACCCATACCCCGGCACATGCCACCAGCGGCTTTTTTCACGGCTCCGACTGTTTTCTTCTTGCCGGCGGATGGGTCTTTGTCGTGCTCCACGCGGGCCTTGGTGCCAAGCGGCGGAACGAGCTTATTACGCTCGTCTAGGTTATTACCATCTATGCGCGCCTGTATCGAGCTTGACTCGTTTAGCTTGCCAACGAGCCGCCTATTTGCCTCGGCCCCATCGCGCCATGCTTTGGTGGCTCGCCCCAGTGAAGGGGAAGCGACTTCTTTCACGGCTCCGCCTTTTGCCATAGGGCGGATCGAGCGCTCATACACGCTCTTCGGGCTCATAGTGTCGGAGTCCGGATTACGCGGGGGGCGCGGGCTGGATTTCGGCGGGCGCTTTGGGTTGGCCTTTGGGCGTGGGGCTTTCATATCAGTCTCCGATGCTAACGGTTACAGTGCCAACGGCACCGGTGAGGAACACTTCAGTGTGCCCTACGGGGTTCCACCCAAACAAGCCGCGACTCTCAGTCATCGACGTGTCGGGGCGGGGGTCGCGCAGCGATTGCGGGTCTACTACACGCACGCGCCCAAGAAAATTCTGTGGGTGGTCAGGGTCAACTACGTCGTTGCCGACGCGCATGCCCGTACGCTTTCCGTCTTTGAACTCCCAGACAAGGTCTGTCAGGGCGTACCGAAATCCAGTCTTGTCGCAGTAACCAAATGCCTTCTTGCCTGACGCATACGTCATCTGTACCCCCTGCCCGGAGTGAAGTGCAGCGATGCCCGATCCTCATCTTCGTCGGCGGCGAGCTGAAACTGTGCGTTGTATTCGTCGCGGAGCGCGGGCGCGCGCATGGCGGCTTCGGGCTTCTTCATGGCGATATGGAATGCCAACCCCGACACAAGGGCGGGGATAAACCGAGGAGGGATAGCCGCAGCGCCCGAGATACCTGAAACGAGGCCATCAATACCCTTGAGGCGATAGTACGCCACGGTGTATGCCGTGTCCGGCACCGGCCAGAGCGTAAACTTCACGTCGCTGACCCCGCGATCGACATAGATTTGCGTGGGGCGCCCTTGGGTGTTCTTGTTGGTCTGCTGCGCGTACGTCGATACGCTGATACGTTGTATCGCCGTATCGGTCTGGCTCGTGCCGGTCCCGCTGCGTAGCTGATGCTCAATGACATCGATCGTATCCGCCGGCAGCGTGTATACTGCCGTGCCCGGCGTCAGCAGCTGCGTACCCGACTCGATCGTAAATAGGTTCAGGCCGCGGTTCTGCCACTCCAGCGTCAACATGTTGAGGCTACGGCGCACGGTCTTCAGGTCGTAACCCGACCGCATCTCGAGGCCCGCTCTCTCGAACGCCTCTTCGAAAATCTCTGCTAGGTCGGGGACGACAACGGCCATGGGTTATTTCCGCTTCGTGGGTTTGCGTTTCTTGGCGACACCTTTCAGTGAGCCCTTGTTCTCTGAGGCGTAGAATACACGTTCGCCCTTGTCTTTGCCATACTGCTTCTGCATGGCGCTCTTGATCTTCTTGCCCTTGGGTGTGAGTGGCACTGTGTTTCCTCCGAGCTGGGTGCGCATCTGTGCGCGTGATATGGCCATGTCAGCAGTTCCATGCCCGTAGTGACAGCGCCTTGCGCGTAGGCTTGCCTTTGTCGTCCTTCATGGGGCCCGGCATTCCACTCATACGCGCGCAAAACGACTTCCGCCGCGCGGCGTCCTTTTTGGTCTTCGGGTTTGGCGCCGGAGGCTTGAGGTTCATGCCCTGCTTCTTGGCCGCCGCGCGGCCTTTAGCGTTAAGGCCACCTTTCGGGTCTTTACCTTCTTTGCGCTGCCATGCTGGAGATTTAGCCATCTATACACCCCGTGTCTAAAGCCGCTACCAGCGCCGCGCCCGTCTGGAGTGACTGCGGCCCTGCATCAGCAAGTAATGCCCCCACGTGCGCGTCCCGCAGGTGGGTGGTCCCGTCACATATCGCGGCCTGACTTACGCTCAGACAGCCACTTACGAGCAGCGGTAGCGTCAGTAGAGCGCCCCGCGCGATCGATGCGCTTGCGTGTTTCGACGTACTCATTCAACTCCTCCTCATGGCTTACGTCGTTTGCGTCAGCCCTCCCGCGGATGTACGCTAGCCCCACCGCGGCGCCAAAGGTGACAAGGGCCGCAAATAACAATCTAATCCGCCCGATCAGCGCCAGCCCGATGCCCATGCCTGAAGCCTCTCCCGAAGAATGAATAGTGCCAGACCCGCAATGATAACGCAGCCCCCCAACACTATAATCTGCGCCGTACCGTCCAGCGCTTGTACCGCAGCTATGGCACCGCCCGCGGCAGATGCACCCTGCACTATAGTCGCCTGAACCGTGCGGCTTTGCGTGGCCTTGGTGCGCTCCGGATGCGGTGCTTCTGTCGAAGCCCAGTCAGCCTCAGCGTACACGCGGCGGTCCAACTCAAAATGAGGTCCATCCTTGAACGTGGTCCAGTCACCACCCCAAATAATAGGGACGCCTTCTTTGCGCGCGGCGTCTTTGATCGCAGGCCCGAGCCGGTCGTAGAGTGGCCACGCAAACTCGCCCTTGCCCGTCGATGGGTCGATAGGCAGTAGATCAACCGCATGCCCCGTCAGGTGGCGGCTGTTCAGCGTCTTGGACGCGCCCGACGCAACCAGCTGTTCCTGCCTTTTCTTGGTGCGTAGTCCTTCGATTACTGCGAAGTCCAGCGGACTGTCTTGCAGCGCCCTGTCAATGACGCTCCGCAACTTGGGGTGAATCCCCTGCAGGTTGGACAAACTGCGCGCAGAATACTTCCTCATTGAGCTCGCCCCTTTACCATCATCGTGTCTATCCGGCCATTTATCGTTTGCAGCATGGTCAGAATTTGATCGAGCTGCGCGGCGGTAGCTTCGCGTTCTTCACGCCGCGCCATATCTCGGGCCCCAGCCTCTGCGCGAAGTACCGCGATGTCCGTCGCATGTAGGCTCTGCGTTTTATGCAGCATCCACACCCATACGACCGCTGGGACAATCAGATACTTCATCATCGCGTCGATGAATGGGAATGCTTCGGCCATATAGCCTCCTAAATGAAAAACAGCGTAGCCGCGGTCACATTGGTTGTAGCGGATACCGCGGGGTCATTGGCGAACAGCACCCCGTCTCCGGGAAGCGTAATATGATGCGTATCGCTAGCTACGAAGTCCATATCGATAACCGTCGGGCCGCCAACGCCATCAGTGAGCGTAAGACGGCCGGGGCCCGCACCGATGGTGGCAATTAGCGCACCGAGCCTAGCACGGCCAAGGGACAGTGCCCCTGTACCGGTAACGCGTTTTGCGCGTACATCCGAAGCGTACATAGGTTATCCCTTCTTGGTCGATGGTTTTTTCGGTGGCGTTGGCGTTGGCGCCGGCTTGCGCCGGGCTAACTCATCTGCATCCGCAGGTGCCCATTTGATTGTCATGGTGCACCTTATGCCGCTGCGATAGCGGTGCCAGCCGCAGAAATCCAATCAGTGCCGTCAGAGACTGCGACCGTGGGAGCGCCTGCAAGGCCGTCAGAGACGTAGATGACCGTACCCGCGCCAGCAGTGACTGCGGAAGGTGCCGTGGCAACAGTGTATGTGGGGAGTTTTGCTGCGCCGGTGATGTCACCGACAAAGCCGTTGGCCGAGTTTACTGGGCCAGAAAACGACGTAGTTCCCATGAGAATCTCCTGTCTGGGTTAAGGTCAGCCGCATCATGCGACTGTCAGGGATGTGGGCAGGATAACACGGTGTGTGGGGGCTGTCTACGCCCACCGCGTCTCCGCTATGAAGCCCGATCGCGCCTCCGCTACGAAGCCCGGTTTCGGTATAGTTCAGGCCTAATTTATTAGTACAAGACTTGTAGTCAATAAACAAAAAGGCCCACCGGAGTGGGCCTTTCTATCGACAATCACCTTATAAATAAGGCTTAAATTCCCGGGCTCGCATACATGCCCAGAGGGTCGCTTACCCCGAACGAGTAACGTTCCCGGCTCTTATACCGTACGTTACCTGTATCGAAGTCGCCGTCCATGGAAGTCGCCAGTGGGGAGCGCACGAAGTGCTTGTACCCGTTTGGTACGTCCGTACCGAGGAACCAAGCATCGCTGTCGGTCAGATAATGGTTGACGCGGTAGCCTTCAGGGATGGACCCGTTGGACTTCAGTGCGTTCAAGTCATTGTCTGCAGTGCCGACACGCAGTTCTGTTTGCAGCAAGCGGGTTGCTACGAACATCAGCGCCGGTGGAACGATCAGCTTGCGCGGACGTGCCGCGATCAGCAAACCACGCTCATCAACGAAGGCCGCGATGTCAATCACAGCCTGCTCGAGCGAGGTCTCGTTCAAGTCAGCGTCAGTCGCAGGGCGGTTGCGGTTCGTAGTCCCGCTCACCGTGGGGTGCGCAGTGTTGAACAGCGTGACGCCGTCACCGCCGGTAGCGGTGGTAAAGCCGGTGTTCAGCAGCGAGGCTGCCTTGACCTGCTTGGTGTACGACATAGCCCGTGCGAGCGCCTTGGTATAACGCGCGGAGAGCGAGTCATACAGGTTGTCTTCCATAGCTTCCTCGGTGATCGAGAAACCCATGGCCACTGTCTCGTGTGTGTAGCGAGCAGTGTACGACTCTTGTGCGTTGTCGTACGAGATCGCCTGACCTTCGTTCTTGACCGGTGCAGCACCGAAGCCCGAAAGTTTGGTTTCCTCTTCGAACGAACGCTCGGAGGTTTCGGTCTCGTAGATTTCCGCATGCTCGTTTTCGTACTTATCGTACTCAAGTCCGAACAATGCGTTGAGGCCGGGTAGTAGCTCTTTTAGGAGCTGGGCGCGTGAAATAGCCATGTGTTATGCTCCTTATGCCACGCCAAGGCCGGCAGTATACGCATGGGACGACGGATTGAACTTTACAATCACGTCGGTGAATGCGTCACCTACGGTCGAGGAAGTGCTTTCTACGAAGCCAACGATCTTAAACGCGATCGTGGCGGTGGCAGCCGAAGTGGCGACGTCCAAAGCGACTTTGGAGTTGCCTGTCGCTGTACTGCCGGCGGTCTGATTTACACCCATGTTGGTATGCAGCAGAGACTGCGCGACAGGCGCATCAGCTTGGATCGCGAACAAGGTGTTCGGATCATCTACGACATACGCAACTGCGTCTGCCGCTACTGTGCCGGTGGGCCAGTAGTTGCGAGTCGTGAAGCCGTAGGTCGCGTCTGTATAGGCACAGCCTACGAAGACGCCGACCGTACCGGCTGCGAACGCGTCAGCATTTGTGCCGACATTGGTTACCTTCGTGATGGTGCCGTCGGTGTGTACCTGAACGACATCGCCATTGAAGATGTTGGCCGCGTACCCGGATGCAATCTTGATCATGCGTGTGGAGCCCGCGAAGGGAGTACCACCAATCAAGTTGATCGGGCGAAGGCCATAGGGAGAAGCTGTAGTAGCCATGATAGGTCTCCTAGAAGGCGGGGATCACAGCAAGCAACGGATGCTACTTGCCAAACGAGGTGCGTGAAGACCGTTCTGGTTTCAGTACGGGCATACGGGGGTCGGAGTTACGCATGTAGTTGTTGTCAACCGCATCCATTGCGCGGTTGGTTTCCTCTAGCTGAACCTCAGTACGAGATTCTGCGATGTCCTCCGAGATTGCACAGAGAAGGAGCCCACCCACTTCGATGTTGTCCTTGAACCGGGAGTCCAAGTCCGAAACGAGCTTCATCTCAGGGTGATCTGTGGCTTTGACCGGGGTGTAACCCTCACGAAAGCGAGTTGATACGTTGGGGTTGTCCGAGTTACCCAGCAGTGATGTGCGAACCCAACGGAACTTTAGTCCGTCACGAGCTTCGGGTGTAGGCAACGCTGATGGACGAGTCCACGTTTTTTTGCGCGATGTTGCGTCGCGAGTCTCAGCGGTCCGGGGGGTACGATCAACCATTTTTAGCATCCTTCAAAAGTTGCGCCGCATACTGTTCGGGCTTTAGGCCCAGCCGCTTGGCGAGAGCGGCCTGTGTCGAGGTCAGTTTCACACGGCGTGGTGAAGGCGCGGAACGTCCCGCAGAGGCCACCACGTTAGCCGATCTCCGCTGGGCGGGAGCGACCTCGACCCCCCGCTCGTTGGAAAATTCGTCAGCAAACCGTTTCCGGACTGCTGCATCGATGCCAGTATAGTACGTTTCACTGTTCGTATCAACACCTTCGCGTACAAGGCGCTCATGGACACCCAAAGCGAACCCAGTCATCTCGCTGTTCTCGCCGTACCAGCTGTTGTTCTCGAGCCACGTCTTCTGCCGCGTATCCAGTTTTACTTCTGGTTGCGGGGTCGGCTGCGGCGCCTGTTGCTGTACCGCGGGCTCTACCGCGCGCGGGGCGGGGCGGTAGTTTTGCAGCTGGGTCAGCCTACCCTGCAAATCGATAAGCCGCGACTGCGCGTCAACCAACTTCTCAGAATCGCCCAGCTCATACGCCGCTTTGTATGCGGCTTTTGCGTTGGCCAACTCCATCTCGACCCGGCCTTTGGCCTGATCTACCACGGCTGACTGGCCGTGCATCAGCTGGTCCTGCAGTTTTGTGTTCTGGTCGTGGACGGCCTTCGCGTACTTCACCGCCTCTTCGCGTTCGCGGGACGCCGCCTCGCGTTGGCGGGCCGCCTCTTTCGCCTCGAACGTCAGCTTCTTGATGCGTTTCTGCACCGACTCGCTGTAGCTCTCGAGGTCTCCCTCGTCGGGGATATCCGCTTCGTTGGTCGGTTCCGCGCGCCGTGGTTTCTCGTCCTCGGCTACATCGTCTACGATCTCGACCTCCAGCTCGGCGTCTTCGTCGAACAGGTCGTCGGTTTCTTGGTTTGCTTTCGTATTCATATTCATGCCCTCGCAAATCCGCGGGGATCATCTACCACCGCTTCTACTGTGTCGTCGTTGATCAGGCGGAACTCTTTGCCGCCAATCTTGAACCGAGTGCCCGAGTATGAGCGGAAGATCACGAAATCTCCCTCTTTGCACCATGGGCCGCTCGAGAATTTGTTGGCGTCCGAATACGCATCCGCGCCTACCGCGATGACCATCCCGATGATTGACGCCGTCTGCTCTGCGTTCTTCAGGCTATCTGGGCGGTATACACCCCCCGTGGTCTTCTCTTGCACGTCCAGCGTCGCAATGAGCAGGTGGTACCCCACCGGGGTCGGAAGTTTGAGGCGTGTCGCCTCGTCTAGTGGTGTTGGTTCGTACATCATATACCTCGTGCAGCGGTTTCGGCCCGCTGTAACCGTCGCCAGACTACCCGGCATACGCTACAATATGTAGCGGTTACTCAGTCCTCAATATACCTCTGCTCGATTTCTGTAATATCGGCAAGCATTATCTCGATCGCCTCTACCTTTGCGGTAGCCTTTGCGTACTGGACGTAATCCTTAGCGCCCCCGGCTAGAAGGTACTCGGTTACTTGCTCTTTGTACTCATTCATGCGGCGACGAAGGGCCTCTAGTTCGTTCACTGTCCACCTCCCTGTGGCTTGGTTGCATCTCTGATGATCGCTTCGGCGGCTTTAAGGCCCATCTCGGCGCCTTTCTGCTTCTCCGCGCTGGACTCCTTACGAATGTCCGTTGCCAGCTTGGCCCCGATGTTAGCCCCCGCGCGCCGGTCTTCGGATTTGATCCGATCGGCCTGAACTTCCACGTTCGCCATGCGGATTTCGGCGTCCAGCTTCAGCTTTTCTAGGTCCATGAGTGCATCGTGCTTGGCCTGCGCTTCCTTCAGCGACACCTCGCGTTGCTTGATCTCCAGCTCGGCGCGTTGGATTTGCGTGAGTGGGTCTTGGGCCGCCTCTTGGGCCGCCTGCGTCGCGGCTGCCACTTGATTCTTCTGCAGCAGCTTACCGGCTGCGGCCGCTGTGAGGCGCGATATCTCGCGCTCCACATCTTCAGGCAGCGTATCTTCCGGGTCTGGCATCTCTACGCCCAGCTGTTGCTGGATTTCCACGCGGTACTGCATCGCCACGTGCTCGGTGATGTGTGCCGCCAATGCGCTCTGGATAGCCGACGCAAACGGTGACTGCCCCACAAGCTGCATGATTTTGGGGTCTTGGGCCGCGGCCAAGTGCACCGCTATATGCGCCTCGTGGTCCTGATAGGAGAACGCCTTGATCGGCTCTTGCTTCAGGATCGCCATATTCTCAGTGACCGGGTCCTTCGCCTTGATGTCTTCGGGTAGCTTGATGATGTCGTCCGCGTCTTGGATGCCCAGTACCTCGAGCATCTGGCGGTGCAGCTTACCGAGATCGTACAGCTGGGGCGCCTGTTGTGCCAACTGCAACGCCGCTTGGTACTGTACAACGCGTTGTGCCATCGTGGCGGCATTCGGGTCAGACACCGGTACGACATCAACGCTGCGGTTAAAGTCGTCTACGCGGCTGAAATCGCCCTCGATCTGGTAGTCGTACTGCGCCGGCATGTAGTCGTGGATCACCGACGCGATCAGCCGCAGTTCACGCTTCAGCGACGCGTGCAGGCGCGCTTGTACGCCGGTCATCACTTTCATGGACCGCTCGAGCAAGGCCAGTGTGGTACCTACTGGCGCCTCGGGGTTCATGTTGCCCACTTGCACGTCGGCCACGGAGCCGATGCGCCGGCCTTCTTCGACCACGTTACCAAGCAGCTGATACAAGACTGCGGACGGCTCTTTGTACGGGAGCGGGAACAGCGACTCGCGCAGTGTCCCCCCGCCCACGTCTACGTCACGCCACTCGCCGGGCTGCAGCGGGGTGCCGTCGCCTTTAATCCGCATACCACGGGCCTTCAGGCCTGCAGGTAGGTTCGACAGCGTACCGGCGTCGATGAGCTGACGCATGATTGAGGTCGCGGACTTTGCAAGCCCACCAATCATATGGATAAGGCCAGTGCCGTAGAACCCCATGCCGGGCAGGTACCGATAGTGCACAAAGTGCATGCGCTTCAGTTTGCGCGTGTCGTCGTCGTACCAATTCCTACGGATTGCCAGAATCTCGCGGGACGACTTGTCGATCGTGACCACATATGGCCGCGGGATGCCGTCTGGATCGTCGTATTCCTCGGGCATGTTCATCGTCACGTGCATTTCCAGCACTGTGTGCCGGTCATCATCGTCGATCACGGCCTCTTCGCCGTTCATCTCGTCGTATTTCTCTTGGATGTCGGACATGTCCGCTGTGGGTTCCGGTAGCTCCACGTCACGGTAGAACCCCCCGGCCTGCAGTTTCATGATCTCGATCGGCGTCTTCTTCATCACGTGCGTATAGCGCTCGCATGTCTGCAGGTCCGACGCGCCGTACGACACGACGAAGTCTTCAGCGGGCACAAACGCGGACACCGCACGCTCGAGCAGTGGGTCGTAATAGACTTTTTTGAATGAAGACCCCGCCAGCGGTAGCCGGAACAGCATCTGTTCCATCTCTTCGCGGTACTCGGGCATGTGCTCGGTCAGCTGGTAGTTCAGCTCTTGCTGTACCCGCTGCGCCTGCTCTGTCTTCTCTGGTGTCAGCTGGCCGACGATCTTTGTCCGTACCGGACCAGAGGCGGGGAACAACTCACCCATGGCCTGCGCTTGGAACCGGACAACGGCCTCGGTCAGCATCGGGTGGAACACCCCGGACGCGCCTTCCCATGGCTGGGTGCGCTCCTCGATCTTCATGCCTAGCAGGTCAAGCCCCTTGACATAGGCCTTAGCCCAGTCCGCTCTCGACATTCTGTCGGCGTCGAACGACGTCACGAGCTCGCTGGCCATACTGCTCAGCACGTCCTCATCAATGAAGTCCGCGAGGTTCGCGTCGTGGTCTGGGTCTTCTATGAGTTCGCCGTCCTCATCGAGCTCCAGCTCGACGATGAGGCTACCGTCTTCTTCCGCGTCCCCGAGGGGCATCTCGATCTCGACTTCAAGCGCGTCAGGGTCCTCTGCACCAAAGGCGTCGGTCATATATGCTTCGGTAAAGGGCTCGAGCGGTTTCTCAATGGCCATGTGGTGCTCCTAACGTGCGTTTCGCTAATAGTAGTCTACTTTGCCTCTATATGGCAACTCGTCGTCTTCTTCGTCTGTAGGCAGGCGCAGAAACCCCCCTTGGCGGAACCTCAGCAGGGCCATTATGCACGTATCGACGTGGTCATCGTTGGCCATAAACGGGAATCCCGCGATCTCCTCCACAACCTCCTCGGCCCAACGCCTCTCGGGTACCCAGCACATACCGGCCGATATGATGTCGGCCACCGAGTTCAGGCGGGCCATTTTGTCACCCGTGCCGCGGTGCGGCGTATACTCCTGCACGGGGATACCCGCGCGGCGCATTTCTTGGTAGAGGGCGGTACCGGCAGACTTCTTCTCGACGATGAACGCGTCCGGGTTCCACTCCGTGTACTCCTCCATCGCCATGCGCTTCAGTTCAGGGAACTCAAGGCGCCGCTTTATGGCGTTCAGCAGGATGATCTGGTGCGAGTTCTCTTGCTCGTTCTTGAACACACCCCACGTCGTCAGCGAGGTAAAGTCGGCACGGTTGTTTGTCTCGGCCGCCGCATCGAGAGACATGATCACGTACTCGCACGTCGGCGGGTCTTCCTTATCCCACGACCGCCACCATTCGCGTTTGATGATCGCTGCTTCTTCCGCCGTGGGGGTCTGTTGGTACTGCGCGTTCCACTGGAACACAGGCATGGACGCTTTTGTGCGCCGTAGCGCCGGTAGATCGAAGAACTCCGGCCATAGCGCTTTCTCTACGATGGTCTCGTTGCCGTCGTCGTCCGTGACCGGGACCGACATAATCGCGGGAAACTCGAAGACCTCGTACTGATCTGCGCCCTCGTTAGAGGTCATGTCCGCGATTAGACGCCCGATCATGTCCGACTGATGCCATCTGGTGTGGACAACCGCCACGGCACCCCCGGGCATTAGGCGTGTTCTCGCGCCGTAGGCGAACCACTCGTAGGCCTTCATGAACACGCCATAGTTGCCATTAAGTACGTCCTGTTCCGAGTGCGGGTCGTCGATGAGCAGTAGGTGGGCACCCCGGCCCGCCAAGGCCGAGCCAACGCCTGCGGCGAAGAACTCGCCCCCTTTGTCCGTGTTCCACCGCCCGGCGGACTTGGAGTCCGACGCCAGCTTCACGTCCGGGAACACTTCTCGGAACGCCTCGCTATTGATCAGGTTTCGCACCTTCCGGCCGAAATCTACGGCGAGGTCTGTGGTGTGCGACACGAGCATCACCTTGTGCGACGGGTTCCGTCCCAAGTACCACGCTGCGTAATATATAGACACCAGCTGGGATTTACCGTGGCGTGGTGGCACGGAGACGCATATCCGGTCTTTCCTGCGCGCCTCGATATCCTCCAGCAGCCCCGCCAGCTTCCTGTGGTGGGCACCGATCTTGTAGTCGGACTGCATGTGTTGGCAGAACGCCAGTAGGTCCGTGCGGAGTGTCTGCAGGCGCTGGCGTTCTGCCAGATCGCTGACTATCCCTTCCAGCTCTGCCAGCTCATCCGCATCCAGATGATCTATGTTGGCCAGCAACAGGTCTATTTCGATCTGCGTGAACGCCGGGGTCGTGTCAACCATCGATAATGTCCGCGTCGTCGATGTCGGTGTCGGTGTCGGGGCCCGCTGGGGTCACGTTCTTCATGGCGTTCAGCTTTGCACGCAGCTTCTCGCGGATGTCGTCCGTAGTCTGGTGCGTGACCGTCACCTCGCTGCGCTCCGTGAACAGCCCGACGTCGGTGATCTTCCCCAGCAGCTCCAACGCCCGCAGGCGGATGCGTGGGTCCGGGTTCTCCGTCTCGTCGATCAACTTGTTGGTCACCATGTGCCGC